GCCCGATATGACGAGATTGATGGCCGCAATGGAGCAGGCGCTTTCTTTGTTACCTATGCCTCTAGGCAAATGGTGCGTTTCAAGGTAGTGCTCCAGCTTGGAGCGGATTTCAGGGGTGTGGGTGGTCATAGCTGTTTCTCCCGACTTAGCATCTTGGCAAGGTCGTGGCCGTAATGGCTCGGCCAGAGGAAGCCTTCTCTAAGTCCCTCCATTTGCAAGTCCTCTAGTCAGATCATCACCGTCTTCCTCGTCATCGACGTCCCAGAGTTCGGGTCGTTCTGGTTCGAGGGCTTCTTTTTCGAGGACGGCTAGGACGTATGTTGTGTTGAGGAAGACTTTGACGTCATCTTCGAGCAGGATTTGCAGGATAGACAGCATTTGGTCCCAATCCCATTCGACGACGTCGTTATAGATAACGGTTGGGTTTGGGGCCTGTGCTGCTGGTGTGAATGTTACGCTAAGTTGCTTCATGGTTTTTCACCTCTCATCCACTTAAGGTCGGAAAGCAGCTTTGCTTTTTCAGCCTTGAGCTGTTCGACCAGTTTCGTGAGCCGTGCTATTTCGTTTCTTTGCTTTGCCATTTTGGCGTTGAGCAAATCGATCCGTTCGGCGCGTGTTTGTTTTTTGGGTTCGGGGGCCGCGGTTTCTGGTTTATCCAGCCTTTTTCTTTGTTCTTGCTCGGCTTTCAGCTTCATGAGCTTACCGATTTCTGCTTGTGTTGGGGGTCTTCCAAAAGTTTTAGTAAACGTATCGGTAAGATCGACCATTTATTCCTCGTCTTTGAAGGTTGCCCGTTTCATGGGTTTGGTTCGAAAGAAGCCCTTGTATTCCGGATGATCGTGCATGAACAGTCGAGCGTAGAGCGCGATGAAGTCGTTGCTGATTTTGTAGTCGTCTCCGGTGGTGACGATCATGGTCTCCCACCGGATACGATTGGCGATCAGCCATGCAGACAGTTTGCGGTGACCGCGGTTGATGGCTTCGAATGTGAAGCGTTTAAACAAGGCGTAGAACTCGGGATTCTTTTTATGCCATGCCCACCACCGCTGTTTCAGGTCGTCCTCAACCCGCATTGAAATACAAGGCGATTAGGCCAGCCAACAAGGCTGCTATAAAGGCTTGGGCCATATAACGTTTTGTCTTGGATGGCTCCTCGACAGGCTCGAAGTCGTATAGATCGGTCGCGCCTTCGGCAAAACGGGCGGCGTCATCTGGCTGCAAGGCTTCTTTGCCGAACAGAGCATTGAGCCCCGGTTCGAGTTCCGTGGCCAGTTTTTTGTGGGTTATGGGCGCTTCATCGAGTTTGGCGCATTCGGCTTTAATGTCTTTGACGGGCTGCTTTAGCCATTTGGGGTCGTTGCCTTTGAGGAGCCAACCCATGACTTCGCCGCGTTCCCAACGGTTTACCTTCTTTGGTCCGCGGGCCGCGGTCGACGGGACTTTCTTCGGTTTCGGGAATGTGCCGTTCTTGACGCGACGATAGACAGTGGGCTTCGATACTTTTGCAATCGCGCAGACTTCGTCGATAGTGATTAGGTCTTTCATAGGTGCCTCTTCATAGTTATAGCACTACGGAGTGTATGCGAACCTATGCGATCTTGTCAATGGATTTCATGGTGAGGTGGGTGGTTGGCTCTTTTATCAGCCACGTTGACGGACGCATTATGGATGCAAGCTGAGAGCATTTGCATCGCGGATTCTTTATCGGGTGATACTTCGAGCAGGTTGGCGATAAGTTCTGTTAAGGCTCCGCCGAGGGCGGGCCCGGTATACAGGCCCATCGCTGCGAAGTTTTCCAACATTTCGGCTGCGCATTCACATGCGCAGAAGAAGTCTTCTTTTGCTTGTTCGGCTTCTTCATCCGACAAGGATGCGTTGCCATGCCCGTTCGATTTCATTGACCTTCAACTTTTTCGCCTCTGGTTTTAACGTATCATCTTTTTTAATTGCCGTCAGGTGTTCCTTTATGACGCGGTTAATGACTGCTGTCGCTTCGCCCCAACGGATTTCGCTTACTCGCTTCTGGGTTTCCACGTATCCACCTCTGCATACCATTTGCCATTGCGGCTTTCACAAACCTGCACGTTGATCCATTCGTCAGTCTGGCCCGCGAGCCACGCTGCGAGTTCTTCACGCTTGATACTGATATTGCATTTGATCCAGTCGGGAGCGTTGTCCCGTGGTTTTTTGGCCAAGAGGCCATCGACGAATTGTTTTTGGTTTTCCATTTTTCTCTCCTGAAACGAAATGCCCCCAGCCGGGGGCAACCGAACTGGGGGCGGGTCTCTTCTACGGAGTGCAGCCGAAGCCACAAGAGAGACTATACCCCCAGAGTATGCGATATGCAACACCTAATCGCATATGTCATCTGGGTATTCATCAACGTGCTTTTCTTTGTACCAATCGAATACAACGCGCAGTTGGCCACCGATTGTGCGGCCTTCGTGTTTCGACATTTCTTTAATTTCCTCGTAGACCTCTCTCGGCACGAGAATGCTTTTCCAGCGAGTTGTATCCATAAATCTTCTCCAGCTTACCCGGGCATGTGTAAGATATTATAGGAGAATATACGAGAAGGCAAGAAAAACCCCGCCGGAGCGGGGTCAGTTAGAGGTCGAGCAGTAGGGAGTCAGTTTGCTTCGCCCCATGAGGGACCAATTTCTACGTCACACTTGGAAGGCACTTCCAAGGGAACGGCTTCAGTCATGATCTTAGCGATTTCATGCGCTTCGTCAACGTTTTTGACGGACATGGCAATTTCGTCGTGGATTTGGATCATCGGAAGACGGCCTGTCTTGTAGATGTCTACCATGGCTTTCTTTGTCATGTCGGCAGCGGATGCTTGGATCAAACGGTTCAAGGCTTTGTAAGTGAATGCCCGCTTCAGCCTCGCGGTTGGACCGTAGGCGTCTACGGCTTCTTTGTAAGGCAAGGCTTTGTTCATCTCGAACGTGTCTGGCTCCCACAGACCGAAGCGGCACTTGCGGCCAAGCAGCGAGCGCAGCGTACCTTGGGACGATTTCTCGTTCAGACGGTTGGTGACGCCATTCATCAAACCCTTAACGAACGGAACGCGCTCGTGGTATTGCATGATGATGCTCTTGGCTTCGTCGACGGAGATGTCGAGCTGTTCGGACAGCTTGTTCACGCCCATGCCATACATCATGCCAAGGTTGATGGTCTTTGCTTGCTTCCGCGGAATGTTAGCCATCTCGGCCACCATCGTATGGAAGTCGGTGTCTGGATTGTTGACGTAGGCTTCGACAAACTCCGCAGCGCCTTCGAGCGGCAATCCTCGCATTTTCCCGTATACATGCGCATAATGGGTCAAGATGCGTGGTTCCTGTTGCGAGAAGTCAATGGCAGCCCACTGCTCCCCTTCTTCTGGCAGGAACAAACTACGGATCATTGGACCCAGTTCGGGATCGCGGGCCGGGATTTGTTGCAGGTTGGGGTTGGACATTGAGAACCGCCCGCTGACCGTGCCCCCATCATCAGAACGGATTTGGTTGATATGAGCGTGTATTCTGCCGTCACTGCGGCAGTGTTTCATGATGGAATTGATGAAGGTGCCGGATGTCTTGTTCAGGTTCCTAGCCTCGACGACGAGCTTCGCGAGGGGGTGTTGATGCTCTTGGAGGAACAGCTTGGTGAACGACGGTGCGCCTTTTTCGGTCTTTGGATATGCGACGCCGACTTTGTCGAACGCTTTCGCGAGCGACTGAGCAGCCCAGATTTCGACATCGCCGCCAACGACGTTTTTGATTTGCTTCAGGACGTCCCTCTCTCGTTTGAGCAGACTATCCCGAGTTCGCTCTACCCTGTCGACGTCGACACGGACGCCTCGCATGGTCATGTCCACGAGACATGGGAGCAGATCAAGTTCGAGGTTTGCGATAGGCCAAAGGTCTTCTTTGCCAAGTTGAACGGAGAAGTAGTTCCAGAGTTCGAGGGTCAGTTCGGCGTCAGCTTCAGCGTAAGGTCCAACATACATAGCTGGCATCTTCCACATTTCAGCTTTCGGATCGATGCCGAATTCCCGAGCGGCTTCGACGAGGCCCTTCTCTGATTTAGTTTTGTTGAGATGATCGTAGGCCAACGCGTTCAGGCTGTAGCTGAACCGGTTTTCATCCAACAAGGATGCCACTACCATGGTATCGATGATGCGGCCTTTGACTTCGAAGCCTGACGCTCTGATCCAGCCCAAGTCGTACTGAGCATTGTGCATGATCTTATCTGCGGGGCATTCGAATACTTTTTTGAGCCACCGACCGACGATCTTCTCGTCGAGGTTGCCGCCACCGAGGTGCTTGACCGGCAGGTATCCCGACCAGCCGTCCACCGCAACGGCATAGCCGACGATATAGCCGTCCTTGGTTGGCCAACCCGGACCATTCTGTTTTAGGTTCGGGTCTTTTGTTTCCACGTCGATTGCAATTTTCTTTGCCGACGTGATGTCTGGTAATTCAAGCGGGGGAACCCACTCACTCTTCGGCGCGAACATCGCCATTTGTAAACCTGCCACGGGCTTCCTCAATTATTTGTTCCGGGGTCCGTGATGCGAGGGCGACGAACTCCGCCCCCAGCGCCGAATACCCGACTTTGTCGATCCATGAATCGAATTTATCTATGTTTGTAAGCAATCGGCTCGTTTTTAGCCAGTCCATCATGAGAGCCACGTGAGCCGGGGTCAAAGACCCGTGGGTTTTGAGCGCCTCACGCATGATGACGTTCCAGCCTTCTGCGATACGATCATGGTTGTCGTATGCGTCGCCGTAATCTTCTGCCCTGTCGCCGTTAATCAGGTCTTTTGCGGCGTGGATGACCTCGTTGCGCCGCATTAGTGTTCTACCTGATTGATGTAGCCTGTATGGACGAACTCTTTGAGTTCTGGATCGTATTCGAACTTCACGGCGGGGATGTCTTCGTCTTTGACGCACGGGTCGTTCCACATCTTTGCAGCCTCGTGTTCTTTCCATTCATCCCAAGTCATCTTTTTCATAGGTCATAGCTCCTTGAAGTGTCTTCCGCGTCGACGATGTAGAGGTTTTGCTTGGTCCGTGTGACGCCGACGTAAAACACACGGTGCATGTCATCTGGGTTGATCCGCATTTCTTCGTCTGCGGCTGGACTGAGGTCCGTGAATAACACAACGTTGTCCGCTTCCCCGCCTTTTGATCCGTGGATCGTGGACGCTGTAATGCGGGGGATGCCATTGAACTTCTCACCACGGCGTAACAAGGCTGTGATGTAGGCCCGATCTGTTTCGGGCAGCTTATCCATAGCTTCGGACCAGATCATATTAGTATCTGCTAATAGACCATGGTTAACGATCAAGTCTTGCATGTTAACCATATCTTGGTCATCGAGGCTGGGCAGCTTTTTGAAGCCGCGTTTGACCCTATCGCCAGTCGACATGAAGCCATAAATTTTACGCACGGTCTCTGCGGGAACTTCCTTTCCTTTACGCAACGATTCCCACCCATTTACTGCATCAGAAATCTTCTCGCGGATGGACCGATGGCCACGGTATGTGAACAAATAACCGTTTGATTTCAAGTCGTTAGCCACAGGCTGTAGTTGGTATCCTGCCTGCGACAAAATTAGCCAAGAGCCTTGCGTCATGTCGAGCGCTTGGATAGTGTTGATCCGCGCCACATTGCCCGGCTCGCTCCGGGGTTCGTACCTTTTCGGAAACCGGCGGGTTATGCGGCGCACGACACCTTCCGCAACTTTATGCACCTCGCTCGGCACACGGTAAGACTGGGACAGTGTTTCGCTGCCGCCCGGCAGATTGATGAAATGACCCACGTTTGCGCCAGCCCAGCGATAGATTGCTTGGTCATCATCTCCTGCGGCGTACATACGCTCGGAGTGCGCATCCAGAATATGAGCGATGTCCCACTGTAGGTTGCTCAAGTCTTGCGCTTCGTCGAGGAAGCATAGATCAAAGTGAGGGCAATACTTATCGGACTGCCGGACGAACTCCGCCAGCATGTCGGTAAAGTCATAGAGGCCCAGCTTTTCTTTGTATTCGCGCAGGCATTTATCGACGTAGGACACGGTGTTCCAGTCAGGTTCGATATTGCTCTCATTGTATTGATCGCGCAGCGGAACCTTGCGCAGACGCGCCAAGTTAATCAGACCCAAAATGGGGTCATTAGAAGACACCATTGAGGGTACATCTTCGTCAAAACTTTGGTTCTTGGCCCCGCCAAGCGATACGCCAATGGCGTTGCTCAGTTCTTTGTAATTCTGCTCCTGCATAACCTGCTCTGGCCGGATGTCGGTCATCGTCAGCGCCAGCGAGTGCAGGGTGCGGAAATAGATCAGGTCTTTCTTGGGGTCCAAGCCAAACCGTGCGGCAGCCCGCTCTTTTGCTTCGTTGGCCGCCTTACGCGTGAAGGCGAGGAAGGCAATCCTATGAGGATGCGTTCCCTTCTCCAACGCGTCGTCCACCATGTTTAGCAGGGTTGTAGTTTTTCCCGTGCCCGGCGGTCCAAAGATTCGAAACATCTGGGTCTACCTCCTCAATAGCCGCAATAAGCTCACGCAAACTGCGTAGACCGAAATTTGGTTGTTTAATCATTTCTTCCGGCGACACGGCGTCGATGAACAAAAGCAGGTTCAAGTCCGCGGCACCCATGTTCAGCAAGGCGTTTCTGACGCGTATGGAAATATTCAGTGCGCCAACAGGCATCTTGCCATTTGTCTTCTTACTGGCTTCCGCCCAGCGTCTGTGCTTCATCAGGTTTTCTGCTTTGAAAACGATCTGGCGGACACGCTCCCGTGAAATGTTGTACTTCTCGCCGATGCTATCTAGCGTCCGCTTCTCTACAACGCGCATATGGTAAATTGCCCAGTTTCTTTCACGATACTGCTCTGCAAAATCGTAACGGTTTGTGCGAAAAACATTCTCCGTCAAAACGGTGCCTCCTCTGCTCCAAACTTCGGTGGGCTAATTTCAATGTCAGCCACATCGAAGGCCGGTATCTTCCAAACACGCACCGCCCTTCCTTTAATTTTCAAAACCACGCTTTCGCCACTGATGTCACGCAGACGCTGGGCAATCTTGTGGGATTTGTATTCAAAGAACTTGTTCTTACGCAGGAATGCTTCGAAGTCTTTGAGGCGGAAATAGGTCCAACCCTCTTCCTCGTCGGTCCAAGGGCGGCGTAGCAAGATTTCTTCTTTGTCTTGTGCTTGCTGTAGGTGGCGGCAAAACTCTTCGAGGTAGTCATAGAATTGACCGCTGATGCTTGCGTCCTGCGCCACTTCTATGATTGCGCTCTCGTTATCACGCATTTCGGATAGCAGGGTACTGATCCGGCTTTCCCATTGCTGCTTTGCCACTGAACGCGGCATAAAGTTCAGCTGCTCCATGCAAGCCCGCTGGAACGTCATCTGGTTCATCAGGGCATCTGTATCAAGCTCCAGAGGTTCGCCGTTGACGTCCATAAACCAGACGGGTGGCGTGGAGTTGTATTTGCGCAGGTTCGCGATTGTGGCTCCTGCTACAGCGGCTCCTATGCCGTGTTTACGGGTACGACAAAGCTCTTTGTTGCAATAAGCGTTGATCGGAGCGTCGTTGCATTTGAAAGCATAGTCTTTGCGTTGGACCTGCTTGGCAACTATGTTGACCTCCGGGAGTGGAAGCGGCGGAGATAGGTACTCCATGTTGTATTTAAGGATTTCGGATTCCCAACTATCTGGATACGCTTTTCGTAAATAAACGCCGATGTTGAATAACCCATTGTTGCGGCCCCCTTCGCTGATTCCCATCTTACAAAGTATCTGTAAGCAGGGCGGGCCATCCTGTAGCAGTTCAGTCTCGCCACTGCCTACTACTTGCAGCTTAACAACTTCTTCAGGCGTCTGGGCATATTTATCGTACAGACCAAAAAATTCTTCTATTGACGCCGATGTTCCGTCGTCCAGAAACGCGTAACGCAGACCGTTTTCGTGGTCATAATATGGCAAATTGAGAAAGTTACCTACGTCTCCACGGTCCAAGTGCAGCTTTACCTGCTTTGGGAATATTTCGCTCTCGCCATATCCGAGGGCCGCGGACATGTGTTGCAGAGCCTTCTGCATGTCTTTTGCTTCGACCCA